TTTCCATTAGTTCCACAATTTACCATCTGAATGAAATAACACCAAAAAAGTTTGGACTGGATGTGCAGGCTTATGATAAAATTTTCATGATGTGGAAAGATCAACTAACTTTCCAAGACATTGCTGATGAATTTAATTTGGCTAAGCATCAGGTAAGCATTGTTGTTAATCAAATTATATCTTTTATAACTGCGACCAAACAAAAGCATGATCAAATAATGGCTTATCAAAAGTAGTAGATGAAGCATTATGCAGTCACAAAGACCTGTTATTCCCAATTGACAATGATCCAACAATCGGAACATCAAAGGTGGTTAATGGTAAGATTTATTCAGATGGTAAATTATGGAACTAATGGATGCTCCAAAGTATTATAACAACAATAATGGCAGCCTTTATCAGTTTGCTGAGCAGCATGGCCTTAATGCGTGGGAGTTTGACATCATTAAAAGGATAGTAAGATGCAGAAAAAAAGGCAATTTTGAGCAGGACTTAGAAAAAACAAAGCTGGTCATTGATCTTTATTTAAAAGAATTTATAGATTTGCAAAACCAAAACAGATAAGTCACTGGTCTGAGGTAATTCAGTGGCACAATTTAAAACCAAAACAAAATGGCTATAATAGCTCAAAACAACTCAGGCGGTACATCCACACCCATTGAAGCTGGAACGTATGTAGCAAGATGCTACTCAATGATCTACATGGGTACAATTCCCGAAGAATTTCAAGGTCAAAAAAAGGACATGAAAAAAGTTAGGGTAACTTTTGAGTTACCAAAGGAACTCAAAGTATTTAAGGCTGACAAAGGTGCGCAACCACAATTGATCGGCAAGGACTTTACTTTGTCAATGAATGAGAAAGGCACTTTAAGAAAAATGCTGCAATCATGGAGAGGCAAAGCATTTACCGAAGATGAAGCATCAAACTTTGACATTACAAAATTATTGGGTAAACCATGTATGCTATCCATCGTACATAAGGTAAGCAAGACCGGTAAAACTTATGCTGAAATAGCTACCATAAGTCCAATGATGAAAGGCATGACTTGCCCTGACCAGATCAATGAGTCATTTGAGTTTAATATATTGGAGTTTAATGAGGATAGATTTAACCAATTACCTGACTTTATTAGGGATAAGGTTAAGACATCATTTGAATACAAACAATTAAACAATCAGGAGCCTACCAAATCAGAGCCAATTGCTGAGGCTGATGATGAATGTCCATTCTAATCAAAGATAATTAACACCATCTCGTTCTTTGCGTTTTACTCATGTGAATAGATATGCCCAGCTTTAGGTGTTGGCTGGGCTTTTTTTAACCTTAAATCCAAAACAAAATGTTATATAATAATCATTTTCAAAATTTCAAAGTATATCAAATACCAAAGGCACAATTAATAATTGCAGATATACCTTATAATTTAGGCAATAATGCCTATGCTTCAAATCCTGCATGGTATAAGGATGGAGATAATAAAAATGGAGAATCAGAACTTGCTGGAAAAGAATTTTTTGATACAGATAAAGATTTTAGGCCTGCTGAATTTATGCACTTTTGCTCAACTATGCTTAAAAAGGAAGATAAAAAAGAACGAAAAGAATCAGATGGAAATAAGCGATTAAAAAGCGATGCACCTTGTATGATTGTATTTTGTGAATTTGAGCAGCAATTTAGCCTTATAGAATTAGCAAAGCGATACGGATTGAATAGGTATATTAATTTAGTTTTTCGCAAAAATTTTTCTGCTCAGGTATTAAAAGCAAATATGAAAGTTGTTGGAAATTGTGAATACGCATTGCTTTTTTATAGAGACAGGCTTCCTAAGTTTAACAATAATGGCAAAATGGTATTTAATTGTATTGATTGGGAAAGAGATAATGAAACTGAAAAAATACATCCAACTCAAAAACCAATCCCATTATTAAAAAAATTAATTGAATTGTTTACCGATAAAGGAGATGTTGTAATTGATCCATGTGCTGGAAGTGGAAGCTCACTTATTGCAGCTTTAGAATTAGATCGAAAGGCTTATGGCTTTGAAATAAAAAAGAATTTTTATAAAGAAGCTCAAAAGTTAATTGATAAAACAATTCAAAGAAAAAAAGATATTGAAGAGTTTGGATTTGCCAAAACTGAAATTGAAAAAATTAATCCAACATTATTTTAAATCCAAAACAAAATGAATATAGAACTAATTAATAAGATAATGACTGCCGATAAAAAAGGCATTAAGACCTTTGCATCAGCCAATAGTTTGCAGATAATTGATGAGGGTAACACAGACATTGTGGCCGAATATGTAAAGGCAAGGAGATTGCAAGAATATTTAGACACCTACATAACCGGATTAAAAGCCGCAACGAAAAATGAAATAAGCCGCAACGGAAATAAGCTACAAAAGGGAGCTGATGAAGTCAGTATTGTTGCTGGTCGTTGCATATTAGACTATGAATCTGATGCCGTTTATAAGGACTTAAAGGCCAAATTAGAAGCCCGAAAGTTACAGCTTGATATGGTGTTTAAAAGTAAGCAAACTGCCTATGACTCAGAGGGTTGCGAGATACCATTAGTTGAGATTAAGTCAATGACTGATGACAGCTTAATGCTTAAAATTAAGTGATAATTTAATAAGGAATTTGAAATTTACGCAACGATGCAACGATAATTTGGCCTACCTATTATTAGCCCATAGAAAATATATAAAAAAAAATTATTATTTTATTTTAAAAAAAATTAAAATTTATCGTATTATCGTTCTTGCCCTACTCTCGCAAAGGATTTAACGCAACGATAAAAAAACAAGCATTGTTGCAATATTGATTAATCGTTGCTAATAAAAAAAAATTAAAATTATTGTTGCTGTATTAAATTATTTATCCATTTATGCAGGATATCAATTATTTTATTGGTACTATTTATTCTTAATGTTGGAGGACTTATTAAATAACTTTTATGCTCTAAATTATCCTTTTTATCCCATACCTTTGAATTGTAATTAATATAAATATCCGGATCATAACTTAAATAACAAACCCTTGCTACATCTTTGGCAGCACTATCTAAATATTCAATGTTAAAGTAGTCCGATAGGGCAATAAAATAATAGACATGATTATCTGCATTACATTCAGGTATCTTAATAATAACTTTCAGACCATTACCGGATGGGGTGAGCAATGGTAGTCGTTGGTTTGAGATAAAAGATAAAGAGAATAGTGAGGTGATAATTAATGAAGTAGATAACGAAGATACACCTTTTTAAAATGGCTTATAACGGTAGGGCGGTTGGCGCTCGTTGCCGACTTTGGAACACAAAACTTTAACTTAAAAACAAAATTTGATATGGAACACAAAACTTCAACAAACCACGAAAACGGCAATGACGCTAACCGCTTGTTAGCGGCTGCTGCGGTCAAATTAAAGGAAAATGATTTTAAGAAGATTAGGTAATAAAAGTCAAATAGCAGGTGAAATACAAAAGTATTTTCCACAGCATAGCATTTATATTGAGCCGTTTTTTGGTGCTGGTGGAATGTTTTTTAATAAACCAAAAGCAAATTGTAACATAGTAAACGATATTGATAGTGATGTTTATAATTTATTTCAAGTGCTTATAGACAAAAAAGAAGAATTGCAACCGCTTTCAAATTCAACCATTTCACCTTTGCCAACCCAAGTATCATTTTCATCAAATAAATTCGGTGCAGCATTATGGTAAAGCGGTGGCAAATTTTTAAGCCACAAACAAGTCTTTTTGCTTACTTCATCACCAAACATATAAGGCTGTATTATTTGCGTTGGTGGCTTATAAATTTTACTCATAATTCCAACAGGGTTTTCTATTGCTATTCGTGGTATTGGTGCATTTACCATTGCCATAAAAAAGTCAATCCCTTCTTGCTGCCTTCCATCTTTTCGTTTTTGCTCAAACCAAGCTGCACCGGAAACTGCCAAATGGGTGCAAGGTGGAAAAGCAATCATAGCATCCCAACCATCATTTATAATGTCAAATACATCACCTTGATAATGTGGGCCCGGAGATTCAGTAGGCAGTAAATCGCAACTCATGGCATCATGACCCCTGGCTATAAAGGCATCACGGACAATTCCCGAATATTCGCACGCAACCAAAATTTTCATGTGTCTCCTTTTGCGCCGGTTATTTCTGCCAGCGGCGATTTAGTGAGCGTGTAGCGTTTTCTTTTTCGGTTCCATAAATTTGTAGGATTTGCACGCCGGACAGCAGACGGGTTTTTTGTCGATACGTGAAATCCATTCATGGTTACAGCGCAGGCAGTGGTATTTCATGGCTTGACCTCTCTTTTAGCTTCTCTGACTAGCAACTGTTCACATATCCGGCAGAGGTTGACAGCTCCCATTAACGGGAACAGTTCCGAGCTGTAACGAGTCAACCCCGGATTGCATCTTGCCACGTATATTCCCTTTTCTGCTGGCAGCCAGAAGTGAAACCGTTTTGCCGACTTCCTGACTTTAGCGATAAACTGCATATTCTACCTCTTTTGAGGCGCAAGACCTTATTTCGGGTATCGCGCATGAATTGATTAATTATTGCAACAGCTTACAAAACGCCTTAAATGAGGTGTTGCAAAT